AGGTCGGCTTTCCAACGTCTTATCACCAAACAAGATCAGACCAGTGCCTGGAATGTTTGCGATAGGGTTGACACCTGCTTTATACAGAGAATCACGTTGGGTTTGATTAGGGTTAGTTAAGATATCGGTAACACCACGATAATTACCACGTCTCTGTCCGGCAGGTGAGTACCAAGGATCTGCGATAATGTCAGTAGCAGCCATCAGACCCGCAGTGCTTGAAGCAGCAGGGATGTTGATGTACTTGTCGTTGTACTTATCAAAGATCTTGATGAAGTTGTTATCGACAATTAAGTAAGAGGATTTAGTTAATCCGCCAACGAAGGAAACCGCATTGGTTGTTGCTTGTGCATCGGTCTTACCCACAAGATTGTCTCTGTCTACAGAAGTTATTACAACACAATCTTTACGTGCAGTTGCAATTGACGTTAGGTCATTTGTAACAGTCGCGCCTTGTGCGGCAGTTGGGTGCATAGGAGCAATCAGGAAGTCAATCTCGGTAGTGAGTTTGTCTTCGAACAGATCGTAACCTTCTGAGATATCGCCAGTAGATAGAGTTGCAGACGCTTGTCCACCACCAAGATTTACTGTACGAACACCATCTACAAGAGCTGCACCGAGACCATAGTTGGTCGCAGTATCTACATCAGGAGTAGTTCCCCAGTTTCCGCCAAGATCTAAGAAGTCAGAACCGAAGGCAGAGTCATCACCGAAGTAACCATTCCAGATATACTGAGAGTTTGCATTCAGTACGTCAGAGATATAGTTAGGTGAATTGTCAGGAGTTACTGCGCCTTTAGCAACAGAGAGATATTCAAACTTTTCAAGAACTGCACCAACAGTACCAGAGATTAGACCGGTACGGTCAATAATAGCAACGTGAACTTCGTCATTAGATGCACCATTGCTGGTTGCATAAGTAGAAGATCCGGGCGCGCCATTGAACTGTGATGCGTATGACCAACCAGTAAAGTGATCAACACTTGCAGAGTCGCCAGCAGGACAGAAAGATACAGTCAAAGCGTTACCAATGTCGCCTGGATATTTTGCAATCCAAGTACCACTAGAAGTTTTTGAAACACCTTCACCTACTGCGTCTTTGACAGTATTTTCCCAGTGAGAGCCATTGTTGACAATCATAGAGTTAAGGTCAGAGTCACCTGCAAGTTTGGTCACTGCACCGTGTGCGTTTTGTCCACCATTGTTCTCGCGAACAACTTGAAGAGTTTGTGAGTATTTTAAGAAATACGCAGCGGAATGAAAATCCACTGAGTTCGTGTCGTTAGGTGCGGCAAATGCAGTAACTAAACCCGTCTCGTCAGAGATAAGAGTTCGTTCATGCACAGGGCCCCAACGGAAGTTTCCTACGAAACCAGCACCAGAAGCACCGACAGCAGGCACGATTGCCGTTTTGTCGATCTCACTGATATTGATCCGTGGAGATGCGGGTTTTACAGCCATAGCATTTTCCTTTAGTTTCGTTAACGAATGATAAGTAAATCATAATACGGTTATTTTCAATACTAGTATTTATAAGAATACTATTCTCTACCAGTCTCGATCACCTATCGTGTCTATAGAGTGCCATCCTTGGTATGTGTTATCTTGTTCTTCGATATAATCCGATCCATCATCAATGAAACCGAACGGTACTATATCATTTTCTATTGCGGACATCTTATCTCGGAACATCATGTCCTTTAGATTAATGTCTGTCATATCCGCAAAGAATTGGGTGGATACGAAATATCCAAACATCACTAGGTTCATCATAAGGTCATCGTGGTTACCACTAGAGGCTTCGTATGATTGTCCTTTACCTATGAATGTTGATATCTCTAGGATGGTGTTCTCATCCACTATGTTTATTTTGTTTGTTTCTATAATGTCTTTGATTGAGGAACACCCAAGTCTCTTGACTTTTCGGTTCATTTCTATACCGAGTGCGTCTGCCTTGGTTGCACTGGAGGTGTGGAGGTTCTCATATTCTAAGTCATAATATAGTCCATTACAAACTACTGTACCCTGATCATTTGATTCAACGACTACCCACGATTGATTGTAGAGATTCGCATACTTATATATAATGTTAGGAAAGAGTAGTGGAGAAATAGTATTGCACCGATACACCGCGACTTGTTTGAAAGGTCGTGAGGTAATATCGATTACGTTAAACGTAGAATAATCCTGTCCTCTTCCCTTCGATACATCAACTGCCATGATGTATTCGTAATCCTTAATTGGTTCGTCATATATAAGGCAGTCACCCCCTTCAAGAACACTTGAAGGATTTTGTGCTCTGAGACCCATCAGGGTTTCTGCACCTATGAGTGTATCACCCGTACCAAAGAAAGTATTACCAAATTCTTGGTCGAACTGTAATTGAGAAGTGTTCGCAATTGTTTGCAACTTCCATTTCTCATCCCTGCCCGGCACATCCCACCAATCCACACGGAATGGTTGGTATGCATTCGTTCCTTGAACGGCACCAGTCCAAATCTTTTCGTACTGATTACCAATACCATTTGCGGTAGAGGTGATGATTACTTTGGTGTCTTTACCTGAAGATACAACAGGATACGTTGACGTATAGAACTCAGCCGCATTCTCAACGAAAGCAAACTCATCGAGAAAAAGAAGATTAACAGACATACCACGAATAGAAGACCCACTAGTAGCAGCGGCAATGATTCTAGAATTATTACTAAACTCAATAGAACCTTTGTTGAGTGCCTTACAACCCGGCTGCAAAAAGAAAGGAAGGTTTTCCAACATGAGTGTAACACGTGCGAGCATCTCTCGTGCGGTTGCACCTTTGTTTGCAAGTACTGCGATAGTTTTCTCGGAATGGAAACAAGCATACCATAGAAGGTACCCAACCGAACTGATTGACTTACCGGATTGACGACATGCAAGTACGATAGAGAAACGATTCTTTTCGAAATGGTCAAACATCTTTTCTTGATATTCGTATAAATCAAAATTAACCAGACCACGGTCAAGATGCACCACCTTTACGTATGTACGACAGAAGTGTACGGGGTCTCCCATACACTTTTGGTATTCTTTTATCTTCTCTTCTGTCCAATTCTCGGCAACCCCATCCCGCTTCACCATTGGGTTTCCGAGGTAGCTCTCTTTAGTCTGAGTCGTCATGCGGGATCACTTGTTTCTCATTCTGTAAAAATCGTTGGAGTTCGGTTGTTGAACCCAGAAAAACATTGTTGGTGGTATTACCTCTATTCTCCAGAGCTGGAACATCAGACTTCTCGACATCCTTTTTCTTTTTCTGGAGATCCATTAACTTATCGTTAACATCAGCAATACCTTTTATCATACCAGACAATACTTCGAATGCGCGAGGGTGTTCACTCTCACGTGCAACTTCAATCATGAGTTCCAGAGATTCACGTCCCTTTTCAATTAGGTCGTAGTAGGTCTCTCTAGAATAGTCATAATCACTTTTGATGTTATCATTACTATCATCTGACATTAAAATGCACTATCCAAATATAATTCTAAAAATCCATAGTCGCTATCTGCACTAATTCCAACCGGAGTTGGTGTAGTTTGGATGCGTGTGTGAAACAGATCTCCGTCTGCTCCTATAGTATATAGATTATTATTAACTTCGCGTATGACCGGTGATTGTGAGGTTGGGCCGTAGAAGTTTATTTTCATACCGAATGATAGTGTGTATATGATGGTTCTTCGATCACCAACAGAACCTTCGAAGTCATCCGAGAAAGATATTGCCTGTAATGTAATAGGTACGTCTTCTTTTATCTCGGGGAACTCTGAACTGAAAGGTTTTACACCAACCGTATATGATGGGTTGAAATATGGTATAATCTGTTCGACCATTTGCAATGCGTCATCTTGACTCTTTGCATATACGTTGACATCAAATGTCATATCATATGGTACGGACACATAGAAGTTATTACGTTTAGTCTCACTACCTTGCAGTGTTGTCGAGAACGTATTTGTCTTGGGTAGTTGTCTCTGAGGGTCATACGCCATAGAAGTAATCTCGAAAGACATCCGAGGCAACTTAATTGCAACTCTACGTTCCTGTTCTTCACCTTCTCTCATTTCCTGAAGACGTTGAATGAAACTTCTCTTGGGGGCATATGATAACGGAACTTTGACTTGAGAGATAGTCTCTCCTGCCGAGTTAGTTCTCAACACATATATGTTATTAAATAAAGAACCGAATACGGATACCGCAGTTCTTACTCTCTTGTGATAAAAATGTGTTCCGAACATTATGACATATCTCCAAACGGATTTCCTTCAGAAAAATCTAAAAAATCACTTTCGAAATCATCAAAGTAATCTCCCTGAGAAAGACCTGCGGCCACCTCTTCTATTTGTTGTAACTCTTCTACCAGATTCGGTGCATAGGTTGCACTAGGAGAAACTACCGCTCTTGTTGTATTGAATGTATGGTACTTACCGTCTGTCGCACCCACATGAGCCAGATACAAAGTATTGTCCGAGTCAGACCATTTTGCAACCTCGCCGGTCATGGAGTATCCACTACCAGACTGTGTTACTATCTCACCACGTTTGTAATCATTAACACTGTATGGAGCAGAAATCGTTACGGTCGGTGGTTCGTTGTAATATATACCCGAGTTTGTCAAGATAAATGAATCTATCACACCATCCGAATCGATTGTAGATGTAGCGGTTGCACTGATTGCATCGAAATGTAACAGTACGGCATCTTTATCATCTGCACTATATGCGGCTTCAGTAGTTACTATTACGTTATCAACACCAACAACAGTATATCTTGGTTCTAGAAGTTCTGCCTTCGTGCCAACTTGAACACGGAATTCATCGATGAATCCATTCAATCCACTCCAGTCAACACCATCGACTGTACGTGCCGCAGTTCCGCCTACCGAGTAACCATTATCAGACACCCAGTCGAAAGTAACACCTGCAAGATTAGCATCAAACTTTTTCTCGAAATCAAAGTATATAACTAGATTATTTGTATCAAATGCACCGATAAGTATGTGATGCCAAGTATCTTCTTGGAATAAGACGTTATTACCAGTAAGTACTGTGACACCACCGCCAGAATTATCACCACGACTATATGTTAACTGTCCAAGACTATTTACACCCCAGAAATATCGGGCGGGAAGATCGTCATCACTTCCACCTGTCTCGAAAAAGATTGACTGTCCAGAAGAAGGCAAATCGTCAATATATATCCAAGCTTCAATTACACCATGCAATCCGGTTTGTGTGTAATTAGATTCTGAACCACGACCACGACCTACATCTAGAGACGCATTACCGAACTGTGAATTACTACCCAAGGCAGATTCTAGAGTTATTGTGGGTGCAGAAGTATATCCCTTACCTGCGAAACCAGTTTGAAACTGTGTCACTTGTCCATCGAGATTGATCAGTGTAGTTGCAGTTGCTCTCGCAACCTCCGGAGAATCCATAACCAGTTTGTATTGGTATGCACTCTCAACCTCCACGTCATCAATACCTTCGATGTCAGTATCAAAGTCTTCGTCATTATATTCGAATAACTCACACTGAAGTCTGAACGTAGGTAATTGACTTAGTTGATAGAAAGGTGTTTCGGTTTCTACTTTGAAGATCTCAAACATAGACTGAGAGAATGGGATGTATATGATATCACCTTCTCTTGGACGGAAGTTATACGCATCTAGTTTATCACCGATGAGTCCTTTCCATCTTCTTCGTGCACAAACAAATGTTGCTTGATCACGTAACTCTACTCCGAACTTGGAGAATAAGTCAGCCTCTCCTCCAAACCCATCTACATTCTCTACATACATTTCTATTTTGTATGCGTCACTGAAATGCGAAGGAACGTCATCAAGGAACACTTTATCTACATTGACAAGTTCACGGGGTAAATAATATACATCTTGACCATAGAACTTCAAGGACTCGATTACCAAGTCCTCGTATAAGTTCTGTTCGCCACGTACTGCTTGGGAAACCCACGGATTCGTTGCCATTTTTTATCCTACAAAGAACATTGGGCCAATGTCTTCTTCTTCTCTGAATTTAATCATGATTTGTTCTATCTCTGCAACAGCATCATCATAGATCTGTCGTCCCGAAATAGTAACACCGCCAGGTAATTGCATACCTTCGAACTTAGACATATTCTGTCCCCACTGTTTCTTGAGTAGTGCGATAGAATATTGTTTTAAAAACTTATGGTTCCATAGTGAATTCAAATCCGAGTTTGTTCCCGCATTAGGATCAATATCACCATATACCTCAAAGACCACATAGTTACCTACTGTGAAATCTGCCTTATCATGATAGAAATATACTCTGTCATTCTGTCGGTCAAATGTAATCTGTGGTTCCCCACTTAGTTTCATATCAAGTAATGATAGGTGTTGTTGCATTTGTTCATAGTATGCCATGTCACCACTATGTCTATTTAGATCACTGATATCATTCAATCTCATCTGATACTTAATATCAAAGAAGTTGGTTGATGCAGTCACACTATCCACGCGGAACATGCGTACAACAGTTAATAGATCTTCTTGTAGTTCGAAAAACCC